TGTTGTGGTGGACAGTCGTAGTTATGGGGAGGCGCACCTCACCAAGTTCCTACGATTGAAATAAGTTTCTGGTAAACGTCCTGATAGCTGTCAGGACGTTTTTTGTTGTATAGCAAAACCCGCTGGAAGTAGAGAGCCAGCGGGTTTTTCTGTTTTGCTTTGTTTCTCTGATAGAGCATGCCTGATGTGCGATTAGACATGCTGTTGAGCGAAATAAAGTACTTTAACAACGTAGCACAAATTGAGATTAAGCTGATATCAGAAGCTGAATTCTTTTAGCCATCCGGAGAAATAAATGGATTAGTCTTGACGGAGATGATTAAAAGATGAGCGAGGGAGATTATAGGCAAATTCTTAATAGATGTTACTTTGGCTTTATATAAGAATAAATGAGCAGCCAGCGGTGGATGCGTGTCCACCTATGTAGTGTTAATTTTATACCCAAAAACTAACATTTTTCGTCTTACTTTTACTCGCGTAATTGAAATCGAAATGTCAACGTGTCCACCGCTGGCTGCTTAGAAGAAATTAATAAAAAGGAGAAAAAAATGAAAAAACTTAATATTGAAACTATCAAAACTATCATCATCACGATTTTAATTACAGGAATTATCGCTTTCATTGGCGGTATGTACTATCAAAAGAACCAGACTGAACAAGTCAAAGCTGAAGCTGCAACAATCGTCAAGAATGTCAAAGTTGAAGTGTCAAAACAGTAGTGGCGGAGAAGCGGCAACCGTCGCTCAAGGAAACAGCCGCACCAAAGGTTGAAGCCTCGCCTACACCTCAAAAACCTGCTGTGGAGGCAGGGCGTGTAGGCGGCTGCGAAAGGTTTCAACCTTTACTTGAGAAATACGACTGGGATGTACGCACTATGTTAGCGATTATGAGAGCTGAAAGCGGATGCGATCCGAATGCGACAGGCGATACGAGCCTGACATTTGCACAAAATGGTCGAACGTACGGTTATTCAGTCTCGCTATTTCAGGTAAGGATTTTGCCTGGACGCGAACGCTGTGATAATCATGATCCGGCTACAAATATTGCCTGTGCCTATCACGTTTGGCGAGGGCAGGGGTATAAAGCTTGGTCGGTGTATACGAACGGAAAATATCTCAAATATCTATAAGAAACGGAGGGGGTAAAATGGATGATCCATTTACGATATGGGCAGACGATCTTGTACCTGGAATGTCAGCCAGGACTATCGTAAAAGATGAGCAGCACGTCATCGAATTTAATTTGATGGGACATGCAAAAGCCATAGTTGGTGTTGGTAGACGTAGCAATGGCAAAAAATGGGCTACAATTTACGAACACGAAGCCGAAAATGATTTGCAAGAAATGGTCCTATTGCAATCAATTTTCTATCACTACAAAGTGCATGGCTTTGATTGCGGATATTCGTTTGCCGGTACGACGAAACTAAAAGGTATTCTGTATCGAATTGGTATTAAGGAAAGAGAGGATTATAAAGGTGTTTATGATCTTGAAAAAAATAAAACTACTGTTTAAGCCGGAAGATTCTTTTTCTGACACTAAAGACGTATTTCAGAGTAAACTGTTTAATCGTCATATTTATTTTGTTCAGTGGTTTGACTACAAAGGTCGTATGCGGAGAATTTATTGTCAAAACCGCCGAGCCGCCCGGTTAGTGAAGAAGTCTCATAAACGACATCATGCCGAAATTATAGAAATCGTATTGGATAGGGGCTATATCTTAAGAGAGAGGATTGTGTGTTAAAAATGGATAACAATAAAGATTTTGCTGATAAAATGCAGTATTTTGCAGCGGGTGTTTTAGTAATCTTGACGACGTTGGTGTTCACGCTGCTGGGTGCGGCTATTGTTAAATTATTAATTTGGGTTATTGGCTTATAGATATTGAGAGAAAAGAATGTACATACTGATTTGGATACTATTCATAGCACTAATTCTAATTCTTGTAGCTATTTCAGAACGCGAAATAGCTAAACAAGACGAAGAATGGATGAAGGAGGAGAAGAAGTGGAGAAAGAAGTAAGACCTTATTATGAGGACGACTATCGATCACTAGATGAGGTCGATACAGTAGACTTGCTAGAGATGAAAGAGGGTGCACTAAACGACTTGAACGAGAGTGAGCGTACAATTCATCGAATTAACCAGATATTAGCTAGTCGTGCAATTTATGCCACGCAATTGGAGCTATTTTAAGGATTAAATATGAAACAGTATAAACTTCTAAAAGATTTACCAGGAATTAGAAAAGGCACTATATTGTCGGAAGGCAAGTCGCTTTTTGGCGCAAGGACACTAATAACTAAAAACGATGTAGGTCCTATTTTTATCGGTAATGACCTTTCTGAAGAGCTCTTCGAGGAAATCAAAGAACCAACAGACAGTATTCATTGGAAGCCTAAAATTGGCGATAAGTGTTTTATTCTTGAGAATGCCAATATAAGACCAACAAACTATACTGGAATGTTACGTGATTACAATGCTTGGCATACTGGCAGGGTGTTCCGCACTGAAGAAGAGTGCGAAAAAGCACGCGACCGCGAATTAGCCGAAGTCAGACTACGCCGAACATCAGACTTTAAGCCAGACTTTGAAAATGGAAACGGCGGCTGGCTTGTCGGCTATGACCACGAGGACGATAGGCTACTCGCTGTACCTATTGATTATATTGACTACGGCGAACCTGTACGCTACGCAACCGAAGAAGAAGCTAAAAGGTCTATCAGTGAAAACAGAGAAGATTGGTTAGCTTATCTCGGAATTAAGGAGGACTAAAAAATGGCAGGAACCAAACAGGGCGGATTGAAAGCCGCTCAGAAAAACCTAGCGAATAATCCGAACTTTTACGCAGAAATCGGCGCAAAGGGCGGAAGAAACGGTAAAACGGGAGGATTTGCACAAGACATTGAATGCGATTGTGATCTAATCGACGGTCCTCACTTTGTAAAGAAGTGTGCAGGTAAAAAAGGCGGTCGCATAAGCAAACGTAAATAAACGGGTACAAATTGTACCCTGTAGGAACCAATTTCCCCACTTGGGAAAAATGGTTTAGAACATTAACAATTCAACCGCAGAACTGGCAGCATGATCTGAGGAATAAAGCTGGGTTCCCACATGGGAGTAAGCCGAAAGGTGAGAAATCCTTCGCTCCGTGATTGTGCTGTCAACTGGACAGATGATATGCACAACTCCTTTCTGTCGGCGCGCCACACCCGCCCGGTGCGCTGTCTAAAACTGTGAAACGTTGCGAGCTGGAATTGAAGCAACCTGCAGTGCAACGTGTATCGTCTGTTCAACTGGTAGCACCAACGCACCTTTTTTGTTTATCGGGAAAAAATTGTATGCCTATTTTTCTATTCTACACAACTATCATTTGGTGCTATCAACTGGCGACATCAATTCTTAAAGTAATTAACTAATGATATACACTTGGTGTCGCCTTGCCCCAGTTCTGCAGTTGAGGAGATTAAATATGAAATTAGCAGAAAAATTAGAATATTTACAAACTACTAACATGTCTATTTGGCTAGAAACGAGGGCTAAAGTATTTGAAGAGTTGTCTGACAAGCAACAATTCATGTGCATTTGTGGACGCCTGCCTTCTAGTCTTCACGAGAGAAGTTGTACAAAATTTAACAATAAAGTTACTAGCGAAACTGTCAAGCGACTAAAACACTTGTTGCCAATCGCAAAAGCTTAAAGGAGAATTATATGCCAGAGCCACTAGAAGTTTTATGGAGTTTAGCACCAGTAGAAATTAAATTAGAGCTATCTCTCAACGTTATTGTAGAAGTTCTTAAAATGTCAGAGGGCAGACGCGCAGAGATTACGCTTGATGATGGCGAATACGAGATTGTACTTAATAAATTGGATTGAGAAACGAAATGGAAACATTGATTTGGATTTTGCAAGTAGTACCGCACGCTATTTTTATCACTGGCTTAATCGTAGCTGGACATTGGTCAATTAAAAAAATTATTAAGGCGGTAAAAGAATACGACAATGCCTAGAATTAAATCAGCCAAGCGTTATAAAGTGTGGGGAACTAAGGGCTTTTGCTGTAAGTTTGAGGACGGATGTAAAGCTGTATACGTGATGGCTAACCGAGTATTCCGTAGAAAAACCCGACAATATCTTAAGCTTGTTAAAAATGGAAGGGAGATAGAATAATGACCTCTAAAATCGAATGGTGTAATTGGGTGTTTGACTATATGGACACCAATAAGTGGCTGGTAAAGCGTGATTGTTGCGATGACGAGATATTGCTTGTCCGAGGCGATAGTAAAAACTGGAAAGCCTACCAAGCGTCACTAAAGCTGTACCCTCTTGGAAATTATCCTGATGCCGGCTCAATGTGTCCCAATTGCGGCAAATTTATAAACGTCGTTAATCCATATGATGACGGTGAAACGTGGATGAAATAACCAACTACAAATAAACGAGAATAAAATAACAGAGGTGGAACTACTAAAAGTTATGCCTAGTATAAATAAAGGAGATATCAATGATTTACGAAGTCAATGTTCGAATAGTAAAAGAGGGTACTGTTTTTGTTGAGGCAAAAACTGAGGATGAAGCCGAAAGGATTGCTACGAGTGATAGCGTTATATCGAAACCAGGTTTTGCAGACATTATAGAGTACTACGCTGATGAGATTTATAACGTTGATAGCACTGTTGATAAATCAGAGATTGAAATTATCAAGGCTGAGGACGTGCTATGACAAAAACGAAGTTTAACATTGACTGGGGTAATGTAGTCACTTTTATGATACCGACTTTGGTACTTGTTGCTGGATGCCTGTTTATCGCTTGGGTACTTCAAATGTCCGAGCAAGAGATTGAAAACGGTAACACTTATGCTCGCTGTAAATCTGCAGGTGGCGAGATGGGCTACTCGAAATGTTTTAAGAATGGGAAGGAAATCTAAATGAAAATCATAGCAGAAAATCCAGCTGAAGAAGCCTTATTGTGGCGTATTAAAGCCTTAAGCGACGAGTTGGTCAATCAAGATAATCGATCCACTAGTATGCCGATGTGGACGATCCTAGATAACAACAAAGCCGGCAAAGATTATGGCGCAGTCATGTACTTTACTGGCAAAGCTGCCGAGCAGCATATCAACGAGAATAACCATCATTACAAGAAACCAATGATATGTGTTCGCAGCGCTCACGACAATCGAGAGCTAAAAGACGTTATTCACTTGCTTATCCTAGCTGGTGGTAATGAAATACCGAGTAACCATTATGGAGTTTTGAGAGATGCGTGATATTAACTTCGATATTGCAGGTCAAGTGCCGAGCAAGAAAAATAATAAACGGATTTTGAAAAATTCACGCACTGGTAATAGATTTATTGCCAACAGCGAGAAATTTAACAATTGGCACGAGGCAGCCATGAAAGAGATATGTCTTTTCTCTAAGGTTAGTAAGTTTAGAAACATGAAATGGGAGGGTCCCTTAGAAGTAATGATGGTTTTTTATAATAAGGACAGAATCCGTCACGATCTCGATAATATGGCAAGTAGTATACTCGACCTGCTAGTCGATGCTGGTTATTTAGAAGATGATTGCTGTGGAATAGTTAACCGCCTGATAATAAGTTTTGGCGGTGTTGATAGAAAAAATCCTCGTGTGGAAGTGACTATAACAGAGCTGGCGGAATAGCTGATTTATGTTATAATAATAAAAGTTATATTGGAGGGCAGCGGTGATGAATTTGGAAGGCACTGAAAATTATGGCTATGATGAATGGTTAGAGTTTTTTAGAAAAATACCTGCCGCTGAACTGATTGATTCTATAGAAGAACTAAAAACGAGACTTCCTGGCGATGGATATGCGGCTGCCATGCGCTGGATTGATATCTTTGATAATCCTGGCAAAATGGACAAGCTTTATAAGGGCAGGCTCGACAAAGAGATTGAAACTGACATTATGGATCTTGCGATCGGTGATGATGACGAGAAGTTTTATGAAAGCTTGATCCGTCAAAACGTTGAACAACTTACTTCGTCAAGTATTTCACAACAGGAAGTGGCGAGGTTGTCGCAGAATATCAATATTTTTAGAAAAGAACTGCAGAATATTCGGTCCCGCCGTCCAAAATCTGGTTCGGTCCTGGAAAAGGTCCTAGCGAAGGCGGCAGCGCCCTCTAATGCCGCGAAAAAAGCAAAAAAACCAACCAAATCTACATCTAAAAAGGCTAAAACCGCACCTAAGGCTGTAGGAGCGACGAAAAATAAAAAGGTGATTAAGGATACCTCTAATGCCGCGAAAAAAGCAAAAAAATAACCAAATACCGCGAATTGATTTGTATAATCCTGGTAATACTGAAAAAGCCGAGCTTTTATTTGAGCTGCTCGATGAGTATGGTATGACACTGCTTGAATGGCAGCGTTTGGTGCTGCGCCGTTGGCTGGCTGAGGACGAGGACGGTAATTTTGTCAATCTTGATTGCGGCTTGAGCGTGCCTCGCCAAAATGGCAAAACTGAGATTATTGTAGCGCGGATTATCTATGGTATTATTTTCCGCAAAGCTAAAGGACTGTTTACTGCTCAACAACAGAATACAGTTGATGTTGTTATTAAACGTGTGCAAGATTTTTTCTATGAAAATGAACACCAAGAAATATTCAATTTATTAACGCCGAGGTTTCGTAAAAAACCAAGAAATTATAAGTTTATTGAATTTTTGAATGGCGCTGAGTATCATTTTTACACTAGGACGCGCATGGGTGGTTTGGGATCTACTAACGATGATCTAATATGTGATGAGGCTGCAGAGATGCTTGATTCACATCAATCAGCACTAGTGCCAACGACTGCATCAGCCAAGACAGGCAACCCTCAAATTATCTACGCTGGAACGCCGCCGATGGCAGAGACTGTCGGTGAGGTGTTTGCCAGAAATAGGCGGAACAAGCTAGAAGGTGCTGCTGGTGTTTGGACTGAGTGGGGTGTTGAAAAGATTACTGACGTGCATGACAAGGAAGCTTGGTTAGATACCAATCCATCGCTGAATATATTTTTGCTTGAAAAGGTGATACAGACTGAAGCTGACAGTATGACGATAGATGATTTTAATCGTATGCGGCTTGGTTGGTGGGATGGTATTGATAATAAGCGAGCGATTAAACAAGCCGATTGGGATGACCTTGCTACTGAGAAACCTGACTTTGATGACGGCTTTAAGCCTGTATATTCTGTAAAGTTCCCCCCAAACAGAAGCTCGTGGTCCCTAGTAGTTGCGCAGCCACTAAAAGATGGACGTGTACATGTTGAGGTGGTGATGAGCCGCCCGATGAGCGAGGGATTTCATCGTTTATCGAAATGGCTGATCGAGCGTTGGAGGCAAGCAGCAGTGATTATACTTGATGGAGCGACTGGAGCGCCGATACTGTTTGAGGAGCTTACAAAGGCTGGCATTCCTAAAAAGCGTATCATCCTGCCGACTATGAAAGAGGTGGTAGCAGCGCATCAATTTATGAGAGATGCTATTGATAGAGGTGAATTATCTCACTACGACCAGCCGCTATTAAATCAGACGGTCCGTATAACGAAAGAGCGGTCATTTGGTCGATATGGTGGCTTTGGCTGGGAGAGTATGACTGATAAATTATCGACCGCGCCGCTCGACGCTGCAACGTTTGCTTTTTGGGGGCAAAAGGTATTTCCGAAAAAACAGGTTACTGCTAAGGATAAAAAGATGAGAGCTAATCGCTGGCAGCAAGTGCTTGGCAATATCGGTCAGTCCTAGAGTTTTCCACAGGTTCACCAAAAAATCCCTGACTTTTTTCCATAAAATGTATGTAAAACGCTTGCATTATGTAAGCAACTTTGCTATAATTAAGACAGTCAAGCGAGGCACATTAACAATTAGAGGATATAACAATGAAACTAATCACAATAAAAGCTTTTATCGGCAGTAATAACAAGACTAAAAAACTTGAGGTCGACAAGATAATATCAACCGTAAACGCTAATCACGAAGCTTTTACTCTCGACTATCCAGTCATCGGATGCTGGAGGGGCGAGGTAGAAGAAACAGCAGTACTCTATCTATCAGACGAACGCCAAAAGGTGATGAACACGCTCAATAAACTAAAAGAGGTGTTAGACCAAGAAGCGATCGCTTATCAGATAGAGAATGACTTACAACTAATATAAAACTTAACGCCTCGCTTGGCGCTAGGGTCCTCTAAAAAGAAAGGAAAGGCTATGCCAATAGTAAATCGAATTGTAAAAAAGAATGGCAAGATTATCAAATCTAAGGTTGAAATACCTACGCCAGTTTATAATGTACGAATTAAGCAGGAAGTGTATGAACGGCTTGTGGTGCTTGCTGCTGAAAACGGTCGTAGCGTAACTGGTGAGATAAACTACCGGCTTGAGCAGTCGCTTAAAAAGTAGTATCATAGCTGTGCGATTGTTGTGATTAGCAGTCGTTGTTATATAGCGCTCTGTTTGTCAGAGCGCTTTTCCTTTTGCTAAAACAAGCCCCGCCCTACCAAGCTCTTGAATTTGGCGTAGGGTTGATATCGTCTGGCAAATCATCCCCTGGCATCTTTGCCCCCTTACGCCTGTTGCATATCCTATGAGTAAGCTGTAGGTTATCTATGTCATAAGGCGAACCGCCACGAGAAACTGGTATGATCTCGTCTAGCTCTGGTGACATCGGGCTACCTGCGGCTAAAGTCTTGTCGACTTCGCGACCACAGATGCCACAAGTATCTTGCATAGCATAAACTCTTTTGCGCAAATCCTCTCGTAGTTTTGGGAACTGTCGTCGTGGATCTTTAGCTGTTGCATACTTCCTACGCTGTGCCATAAACTTATTATAAAATAGTATGATGCTTTTGTAAAAATATTGACATAATATAATTTTATTGTGGCGGGGAGGGTGTATATCCCGGTCCCAGAGGCGCCAAGCGCGGTGAGTGGGGCTATTTTCACGCGAGAAAAAAAACGAGTTTTTCTGGCGGGTGCGCGGGTGATTGATTTAAGGGGTAGATGATGGTATAATATGGGTATTATGACGGAGGGACAGCGTGACTATTTGGCTGATCTGGCGCTGCGCAAAGGTGTGGTGCTGGAGGACACTGACAACAAGTCGGTTGCCTGGGCGAGTAAGAAAATTGACGAGTTAAAGGCGATGGATGACGCTGAGTTTTCAGAGCCAACGGCAGAGTTTTCAAAAAAGGTTACAGCTACCGTAGATAATATCATCAAGGGGATACGAGCGTGGACTTTTCAGAAATAACACTGGATGTTGCTGGCGATATCAATAAGGCTATAGCGGCTATTTTACATGAGGGTATTTCGCCAGATAAAAAAATAGAGTTGGTAGCGGATGTACTGAAGCAGACTGGACGCGAGCTGCATAGCAAGCTGTATTCACTATCAAGCGAGGTGTTTGGCTCGGCGGCGATGCTAAGTGGTGGGTATAGTGCGGAGATGGCTGATCAGGCGGAACGGCTGGCAGTGAAGATCGTGCGCAACAGCGCGCTGAATCGACAGACCGCCGCGATGCTACTAAAAGAGTATTGCGATGCGGTGTTGGCGGCGGCGCAGCACGAAGCTTTTACAAATGCAAAGTCTATGCAAAAACACCCGACATTGACGCGGCGCGCTAATGTCGGCAAGCCGGACTGTGCGTGGTGTCAGAAAAAGGCTGGAGTATATGTTAATCCGACGAGTGATGATTTCAAGCGTCACCATAAGTGTGACTGCGTGTTTGAGGTGAGCGGTTATAATTCGCGCAATGGTGTACTAAAGAATTTTAAGAAAGGATAATTATGATCGGCATAGATATTGAATTTAAGAACAGACCTAATGAGGACGGCACGCTATCGAGCTTTACGATCAAGGATTGCCTGGTGTCGCAGACGAGTACGCCGACCGCAGCCAAGCCTGAGGTGATGGTGCATATTCCGAAGACGAGTAGCGAGACTGTCGATGGAGCGTGGTTTGATTACAAAGGACACTCATATCACGTCGTTGGTACGACTATACCGTTGATTAAAGAAAATACGCCGTCTAGGTGGGACAGATATTGCATCGCGCAGCGAATATATTAAGACATCCTGTTGTGGACATGTGTATAAAATGGTATAATATAGTAAATAACCAAAGGAGGGTATTATAATGATTATTCGTAACAAAGAATCTGGCGAAACAATTGAAGTGATGGATGGCACCATTATTGCTGAATCTGCTTGGGAAGTAGTGAAGCCAGAGTCGGCTAGCGATGATAAAGACTCCGAAATTGAATCTGATGTTGAAGTCGAAACTGAAGATGCTGGCAAAAGTAAGAAAAAGTGATATAATATAATCATTACAACGCCACGCTTGCGGCAAATGCGGATAAATAAACTATTTATTCGCATTTTTTATGGCAGAACTCAAAGACTTTACCACTAAAGAAAAATTAGCCGAAATATGGCGAGCCTTGGATATTGACGAGGAAAGGCGGGCTGAGGCGCTTATTCATGCAGCATCTGCTCAGTTGCGGCTGATTGCTAAAAACAACAATGTTGATCTGGATGAAATCATCGAAAAAGACACTAACGAAGTATTTGCTGATTCGGTAGGATTTGTAGTGTTGTCAGCCGTGAAGCGTGCCATGCTGACGCCTGCGGATGCGCCACCAGCCACGCAATGGTCGCAGTCAGCAAGCCCATATTCAGAAAGCATGACATTTACTAATCCTGCTAGCGACTTATATTTTAAGAAAAGCGAACTGCAGATGCTGGGCTTGAGTAAGATATCTGGTAAATCGCAGATTGGCGTATTGAGGGGAGTTAGGTGATGATACTGGATAACTGGAAATGGGTTTATTCACAGCTTAATAAATCGGTTGGTAAATATCCGTTCTATGATGGTACGTTCAGCTACAGCGACTACGAGACGAGTAAAATCGCACGATCAATCGCTAGGCAACATGTTGGCTGGGGTAGACGCGCCGTTGAAATGCGCGCAAACAAAACGCGGTTTGATAGGTTTGAGAATGACACTATCGGGCTGAATGAGATATTGGATGAATATAAGGTCCGCGAAGCGTTTGATAATCTTAAGGAAGATATCCTGGTATGCGGTATCGGCTTTTTGGCTCTGGCAGGCGACAAGGTGATGCCGTTTACCGCGCTGGAGGCGACAGGCGTGTACGATTGGTATACGCAAAATCTGAAGTCTGGCGTGGCGGTGTTCCGCCGCAGTAGCACACCGAGCGTTATTGATGGTCCCGACAGCTATATGCAATTCTTTAGTGACAAAACGATAGTGTGTGAGAACGAGACTCTGAACGAATACGATAATCGCACTGGACGACCGCTGATGACCATGTTGACGCACAAGGCGACAACACGTCAGCCATTTGGTAGGACGGTGTTGGTCCGGTCGTCGCGTGACGCATTGATTGACGCCAGCCGCACAGTTCGGCAGGCTATTATTGCGGCGTATCACTACAACACCAAAGTCGATATTCTACTGGGTGTCGATAATGAGACAGACGTTGATGTGATCAAGTCGCAGACAGGCGATATCCTAAAAATTACGTCGAACGAGAACGGTCAGATACCGCAAGTAGCGCAGTTTGCGCAGCACGCTATGGCACCGTTTAACGATTCGCTTTTGATGTCGGCGCGTAATTTTTGTGCTGATACGAAGCTGTCGTTGAATAATTTAGGGCTGTCAAGCAACGCGCCGCAGTCGCCTGAATCGCTGGAGATTGTTGGCGATGACCTACGAGAAGCGATCATTGAGTGGCAAAAAGAAATCGGTAATCAGCTTAAGCACTTCGCAATGACGTTATGGATGTACAAGAATAACGTGACGAAAATAGACGATAATTTACGGCAGAAGCTTGACGCTATTTTACCGGTATGGTTGCCAATTTATCGGTCCGATATCAGCAAATTCGGCGACGGACTAAATAAGGTAGCGCAGGTAGCACCGGGAATCGTGATGCAACGGTCAGTGTGGCGTAATGCAGGATTATCGAGCAATGAAATTGATCAAGTTATCACTAGTATCGTCGATAATTTACAGAACGATTCAAAAACTAAATAAATACTATGATTATGGCTTGTGATTTTGTAAAGTATGTATTATAATATAGATACGTATACTTTTGACGGAGGGAATAAAAGGGTGACATATTACACCAAAAACGACGCAGGCGAATTTACAGAAGTCAACACAGACGATATGTTTAAGGAACGCCACGAGCGCTGGGTCAAGAACGAATCAGCAAAGATTCGCGAAGACGTAGAAAAAGCAGTGCGTGACGAACTTACAAACACTATCACTGAAAAGGCTGAGAAAGACGCTAAGGAAAAATATCAACCTCAGATTGACGATTTGACGTCGAAGAACAAAGATTTAGAGACGACAATTCTACAGAAGACCATTGCCGCTGAGTATGGCTTCAAGCCTGGCACTGAGAAATATCTTGGTACTGGCACCGAGGAAGATATGCGCAAAGAAGCTGACAACTTGAAAGAGAAGTTTGGCGGCGGGGCAACCGCACCGAACCGACAGCAACCAGGTAAAGCTAGCGCGATTCAGACGCGTACAGGTGTAAAGGTTACGATCTAATTAACCTAACTATTATCCAAGGAGGGTAATATTATGGCAGTAACTGATCTGCACACACTTGATATTGCTGAGCCGCTTGATAAGATGTTCTCAACTGGCGGCACTTTCTCGGGAGCTGTATTGTCTTTAGTTCCTGAAACACCGACTATTAACATTGGCGAAAACAAGCCGTTCGTAATGGAAGGTCGCGCTCGTGGTGCGCTTGTTCATGAAGGCGGTGCAAAGCCTGACAACGGACGCAAGGTAGTATCTAAGCCGTTCACGACAGCGAAGCTGGTCTATTCGCAGCGCGTCACTGAAGAGTTTATGCGTTGGACGGAAGCAAAACAGGCTGACTTTATTAGCCGCTTGGTTGACAACTGGCTGACGAAGTCTCTAGGGTTAGACCTGGATACTATTGTGCTGCATGGTATGAATCCGTCTACTGGCACAGTTGACACTGAGCTAACTACCTACATGACTAAAGCTGGCTCAAGCATTCTAGTTCCGACAACCGGTACTACTGCGGCAACTCTTGATACAGACTTTGCTACGGCTGTAACTGAGCTGGCGGAGCAGAACATCAACGGTGTGGCTATTTCAAGTGATGCATCCAAGCTACTCTCGACAGTTATCGAGGGCAACCAGAAGAAATATCCAGAGTTGGGTGTGTTCGGCTTGAGTGGTAATATGTTGTCTGGAAAACCTGCTGCAACATCACCAGAAGTTGCACGTGATCATAAAACTAAGCTGGTGCTTGGTGACTGGAGTCAATTGCTTCTCGGTTTTGCTGGAGTAGCTGAATGGCGCGTTCACACTGCTGGTGACTTTGATAATACAGGCAAAGACTTGGCTGGACACAACCAAATTGGTATCCGCATGGAGCTGCCGTTTGGCTTCCAGATTTTGGACACTAAGGCGTTTGCTGTTGTAAAGGCGGCGTAATATGGGCAACGACAAGAGCAATATTGCGATCGGTCTGCCTAACCCGAAAGGCGCTCTATATTGGGCGCCTCTGGGTACAACGCTACCAACTGACGCCACCACACCACTCGCAAGCGAATTTGTGAATCTGGGTTATGTGACTGAAGATGGTCTGACCTCAACGACGGCAGAAGAGGGGGACGACATTAAAGCCTGGGGTCCTGAAACTGTCGCCCGCAACCAGACAAGCTACGGACGTAACTTTACGTTTAACCTGCTAGAGTCATCGCGTGTATCAGTCTTGCAGTTCCGCTATGGTAAGGGCAATGTCAAGATTGAAACTGATGGCGCAATCACCATTGACGACACTGGCGAGATCTTGCCTCACGGTGTGTTTGTCTGCGAAACTATCGAGACTAACAGTGGTGGGGTCCGACGTCACCGCCAAATTCTAGGCGACGCACAGTTTACTGATCGTTCTGGTGACATGACGTTCAACAACTCAGATGCTATCACTGTGCCGGTATCTCTGACTGCGTATAAGTTTGCAGATGCCGCTGGCAAATTGGTGTATGTAAAGGAGTACTACTCTAAGAAATCCTAGAGGCTGGGAAGAGTACACGCAGAAAAACGACTTGCAAAATAGTCGTTTTTTTGTTATAATATATATCACGTAATTCTTATGGAGGGATGATATGGCGAGTGAGCCAAAAAAGACAATTGAACTTTGGGACGGATACACCGTTGATGTCAATATGCAGCTAATGGATGATTTCGATTTCATTAGTGACTTATCTGAAGCGCATCGAACTGGCAATATCTCTGAGCTAGTGACTATGTACATGGCTTTGATTGGCGGCGATAAGGTTTATGATGACATCCGTGCTTATATCGAGAAAGAATATGGTTACTTCTCGCAGAAAGCGCTACTAGAGATTACGGCGAAGGTGGACGAATGTTTCCCAAAAGCTGGCAATCGAGCGCAGCGGCGTTCGTGGAAGAATTTAGTCTAGTTGAAGCTGATTTCCAACAGTATTACCATCTGAACTTATTAGAAGCTTGCCCGATTGCCGACGGACGTCGAAGCGGTTTCTTACGCTATGCTAGGCTATTTGAGAATTTGCCAGTAGAAAGCAGGATCTTCCGCAAGCTAGTGCCAGCAGAGAGTTGGACATGGCGCGACGAAACATTGAGCCAAATATTGCAAGAGCTGAATATACTCACAACATTGACCTATAATATGAATAAGCGCAAAACTGCTAAGCCTGCTAAAGCTATGAAGAAGTTTGAGCCAGAGTATGTTTCTGAAATGCGCAAACAGCTTGATAAAGATCGCAAGAAACAGCAAGCGGAAGAGCAGGATGACTTAAAAGATTTATGGCAACATCTGAACCCGAACGCGCAATATCAGGACTAGCTGATCAGTTTATCAAGAGCCTTAGCAATTTCAGCGTCGGTGAAGTTGATTGTTGACTTTTTCTTAATAAACAAGCGCAAACTGCGAACGACATCAGGTGACTTGATAGCTTTTCTCATATTGTCTTCGGTCAATGCATCAAATCGCTTCCAGTACTTGTCCAGATCGCCTTTTAATACAGATTTCTTAGTAAGGTTGACTAAGTGCTTAGCAGCAGTGCGGATTGTTGACAGATTTGTCAGGTCATATGCGAAGATACGCTGCGATCGAATCGGCTTCTCAAAAATAACACGGTGCAACTCAATACAGCGACCATTTGTCAGAATGACCCAGTCAACGCCTTCGTTTGAGGCGTAGTCAACCGCTTGCTTTAAGTGTCGTTCATTTAGATCGATAGAAGTTGCTTTGGCTTCAACAATAAAATGAATCTTCTTATTTAATTGTACGACATAATCAACGTAGGTGCCGCGGATCATATGTTCCGTCTTTATTTCGTCAATCAGCGTGTATCCAAGCACAGCGCTGAGCAAACTATTAACCATCAATCGTGCTGTCGATTCATCAGCATTGAGGTTTTCCTTTTTTGTTAAGTATTTTTTGCGATATTCGCGTAATGCTTTTTCACACGCCTTCTCTTGAAACTCTGTAGACATACTATCCTCTTTTATCTTAAAACTTGCATTTATTGTAACAATAGTATACTCAAAATGCAAAATAATATACTATGTGATATTATATAGATATGTCAAATGTAGATTTTATTCTTGATAAATCTGGCGGCGCGGACATACTTCGCAACAATCCAGGTATAGCGCAAATCCAGATGCAGAATATGAATCGTATTCTGGATACAGTGAGAGCGCAATTTGTAATGGAGTTTGGTTTTGAGGGCAACTTTGAGCTTATGACAGAGCCAACGGCATTTCGTCAACGAGTGATGATTAAGGCTGCTGACAAGCGGACTGCTGGCGCGTTGAAGACTAAGCCAGGTTGGCTGGGGTCTTTTGTCAAAAACCTCAGCATATGATATAATATAACCATTACAACGCCACGCTTGCGGCAAATGCGGATAAATAAACTATTTATTCGCATTTTTTATGGCAACTTCAATCGGTACAGCATGGATTCAGATAAAGCCCTCTCTCAAAGGGGTTTCTAACGACGTCAAAAAAGCACTTGGTGACGCTGGTGATGGTGTCAGCAATAACTTTGGCTCTAAATTTAAGAGCAGTTTTTTAGCGTCATCTAAAGCGGCTTTTGGTGAGGCGTTTTCAGAGTTTGGTAAACGATCTGATGAAGCGTTCTCTAAATTTAAGTCACTAGCAGCTGGCGCGATGGTCGGACTGGGAGGTATTGCTACATATGCTGTTAAACAATTCGCTGAGTATGAGCAGCTTGTTGGTGGCGTGGAAACACTCTTCAAGAAGAATTCGGGTGAGGTGGTCCAATACGCCAAGAACGCATACAAAACAGCTCAGCTATCGGCTAATCAGTATATGGATACTGTCACGAGTTTTTCCGCGTCGCTATTACAGGGATTAAAGGGTGATACCGCTAAAGCCACGAAGATAGCAGACATGGCTATCACTGACATGGCTGACAATGCAAATAAAATGGGTACGTCGATGGAATCAATTCAGTACGCATATCAGGGATTTGCAAAGAACAACTATACCATGCTCGACAACTTGAAGCTTGGCTACGGTGGTACTGCAAGCGAGATGGCACGCCTTATCAACGATAGTGGTGTGATGGGCAAGACGTTTAAGGCGACAGCTAAAAACGTCAGCAGTATTCCGTTTGATAAGGTTATCGAGGCTATACATAATATTCAAACTAAGCTTGATATTACTGGCACTTCAGCTAAGGAAGCGTCGTCGACAATTAGCGGTAGTTTTAATGCTGCGAAAGCTGCTTTTGATAATATGCTGACGTCATTAGCTGATCCAAACGGTAATTTTGAAGAGTCGTTTAATATATTTCTAGCCAGCGCAAAACAATTCTTACAGAATTTGGCACCAGTCATAAAAAGCATGCTGAAGACTGTTTTTGAGGAGATTAAAAAACAATCGCCAGAATTGGCTCAGGGATTAAAAGATGCTGTGGATACTATTCGCAAGCTATTTGACTTTGCTAAAAATAATCCAGAGCTAATCGCTAATATTGTAAAGTTGGCTGTTGGATTCAAGGCTTTGCAGATAGCTACAGGCGGTGCGCGTTCTGCGCTTGATACGCTAAAGCCGTGGGCAAAACTAGGTAAAGGTATTTTCACTGGCGTCATCGGCGGCGCTCAGACGTTGATAGGTAAATTCAAAGATCTGAAGGCTGCTAAAGGTTCAGTTGATGCTGTGACGAAAACAATGGAGGGCGCTGGCAGCGCAGTCGGCACATCTGCTGATACGGCAGCAGGCGGCGTGGATAAGTTATCATCCGCAGTCAAGAAAGCGCCGAGAGAGTTTACTTTTGGTAAGAGCATGGCTAACTTTTTTAAGGAGATGGGGAATTTGGCTGGTGGTGCCATACAGGGTGCTTGGCAGCCGGTAAAAGAGTTCTTCAAGGGTGCTGGTGAGACTGTTGCCGGATTCTTTAAGGCTTTGGCATCACCGGATGTACTGGTGGGTGTGCTGTCATTTACAGCGGCTGCTGCCGGTGTGGCAGCCGCAATCCTGCTAATCGGCGGTGCGCTTGGTATCGTTTCGCCAGGGCTAAGAGATTTTCTGAATATGGTAGTAATCCCGCTGGCAGCGTTTTTAGTAGGCACGTTTTTGGTCGTGCTGTCTGCGGTTACTACCACTATAATCAGGTTGACAAATGAAGCTGTTATCCCGCTTACAAATGCAGTAGCCGGCGGTCTGACCGACGTGTTCAACTCAATCGGCGGCGTAATTGAGAGCGCCGGTAATGCTATATCGCGGGTGGTGGATTCTATATCGAATGGAATATCTAAAATCATCAACTCTATCGCTAACTTGATCAGTTCTGTTGGAGGGCAAGACTGGTACGGTACTGGCTACGGAATCACACGCAACTTTACTGCTGGATTGTTAGACGGCATGATTGATTTACTGCAAGATTCGCTGAATAAAGTGATTAATAATATCATCAATATTCCTGGTATCGGCAATGCTCTAAAAGCGGTTGGTGTGAAAGCTAACCCGGTCAATTTATCTGGTTTTAAGCTGGGCAAGCGCGCTAAGGGTGGTCCAGTATTTGGTCCTGGTGGTCCAACTAGCGATTCAATTCCAATGCTACTCTCAAACGGCGAGTATGTCATTAAGGCGTCATCTGCGCGCAAGATTGGCTACGACAAGCTGAATGACATAAACACGACTGGCAGCGCTGGCAATACGTTATATCAGACTATTAATATCAACGGTTATAATCGTGATCCAAAAGAGCTTGCTGACGAAATTAGTAAAATAATCGCCTTGCAAAAAGGGAGAGTGATGGGATGATAACTTTACGTGGTAAATTTAGCTTGGTGGCAGTAGTAAGAGATGATGGCGAGCGTCTTGATCTTACTGGTTCTGAGGTAAGACTGAGCGCTGACAATAGCTTACTGCAACGACCAGATCTCGACACTTCAGACATAGACTACACCGATACCGACGGCGGCGAAATGATTCGTCAGAGACTGTCTACTTACACTCAATCAATCAATGGGCTGATCCTGCCTAAAGAGAGTGGCTTCTGGAAGCTATATAGTATGATTAGTAGCTTTTTTGCCGCCAATCATACATTTACTTTGGTTTATGGAAAACGAGACGGTCAGCTATTTGCTATTAAAGGTGCTTGGCGGAGTAGCAGCTTAGATTTGCCTGTGCCAGCAGATGAAGGCAATACGACATTTTCAACCGAATTCAAAGTAGGCAACTCAGTCTTGTTCGAATATTCTGAAGACAGTAGTGGTCATGAAGTGTATTCAAATAACGTAAAGCTGGGACGTGTCTCAGCCGCAACTGGCGGTGAGGTCTGGGACAGCAAAGGGCAAGTTTATGATGCAGTTGGCGAGGTTTGGGCTGGTGCAAGCGGTGGGCTAAGCAGTGTATTTGTTTCTTCGACTATTAAGGTTTATCCTGTCTGGGTCCTGCGAGGTCCTGCCGTCAATCCATCAATTCAGAATAATACGACAGACACATCAGCGACTTATCACGGCAGCATATCATCAACCCAGACGCTTGTCGTTGATTTTTCGACCGGTGAGGCGCGACTAAACGATGCTATCGTTTCAAGGAATGTCATTGGTCAGCTATTAATCGCTCCGGGAAATAATTTAATTGGATTTGATGTGGAAAGTGGTGAAGCCACAACATCAGAGCTGGAGTGGAATAATGTCATTGGCTAGTTCAGATAAAAAACACAAGCTATTGCTGTATATTGGCGATACGCTAATTGGTGACTTCAATAAGTTTGCTCAAAATCGAGCGCTGAGCGAGGCGTTAAAAAGCGAGTCAGATTCAGCGACAGCTGATCAGTTTACTTTTAGTATTAGCTGGTCCAAGTTTAAGAGACACGCCAAAATACGGCTAGATGACAACCCAGAATCTTTACTGCGTGTCGGCAAAACTCACATGGTATTTTTGGTAGATGGGATGCCTCGCTTTTCCGGCTTTTTGGCGACCAGACCGGCGCGCAGCGGCTATGGGTCTGATCAACAGTTAGATCTAAAGTTTTTTGAACACTTTGCGAGGTTAAGCGGCGATTTGGTGTGTGATAAGAATAACACGAAATCACCTCATCGTGTCTTTTCAAATACACCTGGACATGTCTTTGTTCAAGACTTGATTAGTGAGTTTATAGCGCGAGCGAGGAATGCTGGCGAGAATGTCAGATGGAAATTTGGCACTGTGAATGAGCTTAGGTTGAAAACTGTCGAGTATAATGATTTTCAGACGGTTAGCAAGGCGCTGTGCGATGCGATGAATAATGAAACAGGAACCGGAAAGTTTGATGTGGTTTTTCGTGTCAACCCAGACAATCATAACGAGCAGATTATTGATATTCTTAAGCCTCGCGGTCGCCGTAAAAACATCATCATAAAATATCCGAGCGATGGAGTTTGTAAATTATGGGCGAGTGGTTATGCGGTCGAAGAGTCTGCTGATTATGCTAGTGATGTACTGATTGCTGGCAATGGGCAGGTTGGTAATCCTGAAACTGGTGAGGATACTGCTGAGCTTGCTAGTGCTAGCAATCATGCGGCTGTTCAAGACAACTGCTACTGGCGAGTTTATGAAACGCAATCAAACCTCAAATCTCAAGCGGCAGTTGCAGAATATGCTCAAAAATCCTTAGCACAGCGCAGCTTTGATTCGTTGGTCCCGCAGATAAAGTTGGTAGGGCGACCTATTGTCTGGGGTGATTCAGCTAACGAAAACAATGGGCTAGCACTCGGCGATGAGTTTCGATTTCAGGAAGAAAACGATGATGGCAGCGACTTCAGCGGTTGGATGCGGATAATTGCGATGGAAACGAGTTGGGATAATCAAGGCGTTGCTACTGTGACGCCACGTCTGAAAAGGGTTGAGTAATGTTCAATGATAATATTACGCGCCGCCTGATGGCAATCGAAAGTGAGCAGAGAGCTCAGAAAGTTGCCGCACCATTAAATTATGGACAGCTAACTCAGGGTAGTTTGCCGACCGCTGTTTGGAGCGGTTTTATTAGTCAATACCTGGCGCCAGACAAAACAGCCGTGGCGGAGTGGGAAATCATTTTTCGTCGAACTGACGGAGTCAAAAAACCGCCTCTGGTGCAGCTGTCATACGATCATGATCAAAATCCTCATACATATCCAGGTGTGACAGGTAGAGATCCAAACGCCGATGAAGAATATGGTTGGTGGTTACAGGTTAAAGAGATTGGTGAAGATTATGTTAAATTCGCGATAAGTATAGATGCATCTGCGTGGTGGATTCCAGACCGCGATGGCGCCCACTGTGATCTAACTGTGCAGGCGATATCGCCTGTCGCTGGGACTTTGTCGATGAGGAGAGTTCAATGAATCTTGAAAAGTGGTTAGATAAGCTGGAGCGCGAATCGAAGGCTCTTAAGCAAGGCTTTTATCAAGCAGCGACTAAAATTCCGCTATACTCTCGCAGCGGAAAAATAACAACTATACCAAATCGGCTATCCGGCTATTGGAGTGTTCCTACTAATAACACTGAAAGGGTTTTAGTGACATTAACCACCAAAAAAAGAATTCCTACAATCGCTCAGTTGGAGCTGAAGGCTAGTTCGGGCTCGGTCTCTCGTGTAAGGCGCACAAATTATGCTCATGGTGCTCAGTGGGTGATTTATCGGTATGGGCTTGATCCGTGGCAGCCTACTACTTATGATGTCGTTGTTCATTCGATGCTTGATGGTGATTTGACATTGAGAAATATAGGAGCATAAGTGGTATGAATGTAGAATCAAGGATTAGAGCACTTGAAAATGAAAATAATGCCAGAAAAGTTATATATCCGGTCGCAGCTTCGTTGGTCGACTTTATTCTGCAGGTTTCACAGGTATTTCATGTTCGCGGTGGCGGGAATACTATAATTGACGTGGTAATTAAATTTATTCCAGATATTAAGCCAAAAGACGGTCCTCTGTTTGTAGATTTATTTCCGCAGGTGTCAGCTAATGCTGATTTTTCAACACAATTTCCCAAAATGACTTTTTACCAGCTACCTCAAGCTGATGGCGAAGCGGCGGTGATGCTTGGAATTGTTGCGCCGGCTGCGGAGGTCGATTTCTATATTCGCGTCATTGCTACAGGCTCAGTGCGAGGGAAATTTACTAAAGTATAAAATAATGATATAATATTCACAGATAAATAACCACGTCACGCTTACGGTAAACTGCGGTAATTCAATTAAGAGGAGAATTATGGCTTTTACCAATCCAGGAAAAATTGTTAGACTACGTTCTCGTCCGAACGGGCGGGGCAGTGTATATGAAGCGAATATGTGGGCACAGCAGCACTCTGATGGGCTGTTTTCAGGACGTGGAGTTGTTAGAAATACTGTAGCCGACATGAATGTGTTGGTGGGAGGAACAACTGATAATCCAGATGTCGTACTAGGCAAACTACCGAGTGGCTTTTTGATCGCACTTGATATTATCGGTCAGCAGGTTATTAGAATTACTACACCAAGCTCTAATAAACGCATTGCAAGTGTCGTGGCTTATTCTGACAACATCGCACTAAACTCTACAGATACTAATACTACAGGCTCGCCGTCATCGTGCGGTTTAATCGTTGTTTATGGTTCTACTTCTGCGACACCAGTGGCACCAACTGAATCTCAGATTAGACAGGCTGTGACGCAAGACGGCGCTACTGGCTCGCAGGCTGTTATTGCAGTCATTGCTAATATTACAACCGAATCTTCCACGACTACAATTACAGATGAAATGATTGCTATCAATTATGGCAAGCTTTCGTCGCACAGTATAGATTTGACGACCATGCCAGGCAATAAATACAGCACGACTGAACAAGATACGGGTCAAAAATGGCTAAATGGGAAAAATATCTTCAGACAGACTTTTGAAGTGAATACACGGTCGCTAGGTAATGTAGAACAGATTATTGATATAGGTCTTCCTAAAACATCCTCCCTAACGATTATAAAAACAGAGGGCGGAATACGTGCTGGTGTTGATTTCTACCCCGTAGAGTATATCAACCCGAATGCACCAAGCGGACAGAACTCACAGCTTAAGTTAACATTTTATAATGGTGGCTGGCAGTTGCGATTTAATACAGGCTCAGCCGGATTATTGTCGGTTACGATATACTACACAAAATAATTATCCTATGGCAATCCAGCTAAAGTAATACGTACCTCTTAGCATAGCCCCATCAAATCGACGACACCTTGCTGTAAATCCTGAATTAGTAACACTAACCGCCCCAATTGTCGCACCAGCCCAAGACGGATTTGGTGCGTCTGTCCACGGATCGCTAGCGTTGCCGTAGCCGTTATACGTACATGTAACAACAGGCGTTGTACCACCATTAAACTGCTCTGGAAATTGTACCACAACAGTAGCTTCAATTGCGTCAGTAGGTATGACAACCCTTGCACGACCGCACTGCATTTTTAGCGGTTTTTTAGCATTAACGTCGTTGTTGGTCTTAGTTGCTATAAATCCAGCAACTGGCATGGTCGTCAAATCTATACTGTGCGACAAATCGAGCCGACCCTTGATGTTTATGAGAAATGATATTATAATATAAACATATCACGTCACGCTTACGGTAAACTGCGGTAATTTCAACTAATAATTTGAATAACCGCAGTTTTTTATGAGCAACACAGAAGTATCAGTAAAAGAGTTTGGGGCGTTAGAAGCGGACGTCAGACACATTAAGGAGGGTGTGGATAGGCACACTATCACCCTCGAGCGAATTGAAAATATCGCACGAGCTAATGTTACTCAAGCCCAATTAAAAACATACATCGCCGAGCATGAAAAAGAATCAGAAGAAAAATACGTAAAACGCACTGAAATTGAAGGTGTGATGAATTTTTGGAGCCTTGTAACAAGTAATCTGGCTAAATTATTCGCTGTAGCTCTTGTGGGGCTAGCAATTTACGCGACTAACAACTTAATTCAGCAGAACAAAGCAATTACAGAATTACAAGAAGAAGTTCAACAAACACAAGTTAAAAGGAGGTGATATGCCAGTTCGACAAATCTATGAGCCAAATCTAAACATCGGCGCACAAAGTGGCTGGTGCTTGCAGTATGTAGATGATGCGATTAGCTCACTAACTCGCTCACCAAACGCTCAAACAGCGTACTTAAATGAATTAAATGCTGGTCGTATAAACACAGGTCCTGCACCAGTAGGTATTTGGGTGGTAGGATTTTTGGGATTTTCAAGAGGTCAGTATGTAGAAGATGGACACGTATTCTTAATGCGAAAGCGCGCCGATGGCTCAATCGAAATCCATGACAGCGAAGTTCACAGCGGTGCTCGAGGTATTTACAACAGCATTGAAGAACTGATGAGATGGATGGGAAATTATGGTCCAGATTATCTCGGATATTCATACTGTTGCGACGGCAGATGTATCGCCGAAGATTACGACGAAACTCAGCCGACAGATAGAAAATTGGAAGAGGACGGCAATGCACGTGACGAAGCTAACACAAATTCAGCTATTTTTCAGGAACTAGAAAAAGGCGATGTCATTGCGATGAAAGGCTATGTTACGAATGGTCAAGCAGTCGCTGGAGATACTGTTTGGTACGTTACAGCTCGAAGCGGTAAATATATGAGCCGTCAGCTATTCGAGGACAAAGATTTGCATGACTTGCCAGATTTGACATCTCAATCTGCACCGCAACCAAAGCCAGAAGAACCACAAGAAGACTACAGCAAGATTATACTAGATGTCTCAAATCACCAAGACGACGCTATTGTAAATCATTTTCATAAGTTCGCTGGCGTTATTCTTAAGGCTGGACACGTCGGTCAAAGTTACGGAGGAGATGCTAACAAGATTGACCCTAAGTTGGTCAAATTCGCTAAAGCCGCAGGAGATAAGCTATTAGGTATTTACTGGTTGCCTTATTTCTCAACTGAAGAAGAAGCTAAGACTGAAGCAGAGCGTTTTATCGAAGCTCAAAAACTTGTCAACGCACCTCTATTGTTTGTCGACTTAGAGCCAGATTTTGAAGGCACACTCGAGCAACTGAAACTATTTAAGAACTTAGTTTTACAGAAAACTGGCAAACAAGTATTCACTTACGCAGGCGAAGCTATCATCAAGAAATTAGGCTTGGAACGCGTTGATTGGTACCCGAATTACGGCACGAAAGACAATTACGCACACGGCGCGCTAATCCATCAGTTTACCGATACTGGCAAAATTGATGGCTATGGTGGCAATCTGGATTTTTCGACGGCTATAGTATCAATTGACGGGCTTAAGACATTGAGTAAAATAACCACACCAACACCACCAGAAGAGCCAGAATCACCAAAACTAAGTGAACCGGACACAGTGCCATCTGAACCAGAAAGACCACGGGAAGTGCCAAATAATAAACCAAAGGAGGAAAAAATGGCAACACCAATATTCACTAAAGAAGACATCGAAGCAATCGAAAAAGTAACCGCCGAAGAAGCTAAGCTAGCACAAGGACTAGTTGAGACAGATGAGGCTCAGGAGATCATCAAAGGTATCGGTAAACGAACCAAGCTAATTGTGTATATCATCGGTGACCTGCTCTTGGGTGCAAGCGCAATCGCACCACAGGTCGCAATTGCCATTCTTTCTGACGAGCCTTATGTAAAGATTAACGCTATAAGCGGAGCTTTAGCCACGGCGGGGCTATTCTTATTGACCATGTTTGGTATTTACAAAAACGGCAAAAATAAATAATCTAACGCTAGTTTATGAGCTGTTCGGAAATCCCGAACAGTTGAAAGAAATCTATGATATAATTAGATTACGGCCTAAGCCGTTTGATTATCAGAATAAAAAACTACTACTTTAACTACTACTTTTGATCGAGGGGTAGTTTTTTATTTGGTGTAAAATTAAACTGTGTTAAAACGTATTATCATTAGACTTTATAAAGAATATCGCTATATATTTTACGGGAAGTGAGTTTTCCACAGGTTCAACAAAAAATCTCTGACCTTTTTCATAAAAAGTGTTGACATACGGCAACACGTTTGCTATACTTAAGACATGGTTGAGGGGCAACCAAGCAACAATTAACAATTCGGCGGCAAGAAAGGCTATAAAAATGCTTAAAACATCATTACAACTTTTCAGACTTAAAATAACCATAAAGCTTGAGTTGATTAAGAAAACTAAAGCTAGAAAATAATCGGTCGATAAAATTAAACACTAAAAAATAAACAGCCCCTCAACCGCCGCCGCCAAGAAAGGACAAATAAAATGGCAACATTTACAGGATGGTACTACACGGGCGACCAGCCAACACAAGAATTCACTTTCGAGGCAGATAAGAGCTTGAAGGGTGATATAGAAGAACTTGAGACGGTTATGAGGAGAGAGATGCGTAAACGATTCAGCAGAAGTACAGCGGAGAGCGCTACAATCGAGAACATCAGCATCGAATTGGATGAAGAGGCTATGCTAGAGAATATCATTGAGACGGTGAAGGAGCTAGACAGATATGAGGATTATGAAGCGGTAGTAGATAACGGCACTATATTCTTTTATGATGACGATGACGAGCTGGTAGAGGTGTTTAATACTGGAGAGGCACTCAGAAACGCGGTAGAGCAGATTGAATCGAGTGGTAACGATGAAGCTGAAATTCGCTACGACGGCTTGAAATACTTTACCGTCAATGCTATTTATTAAATATTAACAGCCCCACCCGAGGCATCGTATCGGGTAGAAAGGTACAGTGTGAAAACTAAACACATACACGTAAAAGTTTCAGAGAGCGATCACGAGATGATCGTCAAGCGTGCTACCGAGTTGAATATGACAGTTAGCGAATATATACGACGACTGGTCGTTGCTGACGTTGCTATTGCGGAATCTAATAAATAGTGATAAACTGCAAACGCATGGTTTAAGCATCCATGTAGCCTTTCCGCCCTCTGAAAATGGGGGCGGGTTTTTGAGGTCTTGACTTTTATTCAAATATTTGCAATACTAGTAATGATCACACATCAGGCATGCCCTCGCAAGAGGGTCCTATTAGTCCCTCGCCAGCGCGTTAGTCTGGAGGGGGATTTTTTATATTCCCAAAAAAATAGGATTTTTCTGTCAAGCCCTTAGCACTACGGACTTGTGGAAAACTCCTCGGAAATGTAAAACGCCAGAGCTAGCAATGGTGCTAGTTAGCTGTTGGCTCAAAATTTGGAGGGTTAACAGAGGTGAAAACCACTAATATTAATTCTAATGCTAATGCAAAAAAGTTTCATAGAAACTATAATTCTAATTCTAATACTAATATTAGTCGTGATAAGTATGCTAAATCCAAGCAGATAGAAAATATGGCGACTAGATTATGTCAGATGTTTGGAAACGAACAATACTTCGCATTTTACTGTAAAGTATTCTGGAAATTACCAGAAGCTACAGTTTGGCAATTAGCGGAAACTGCGCTAGAAGCAAAACAAACTCCAGGACGATTATTTACGTATTTATGCAAAAAGGCAGGCGTATGAGTTTTGACACTAAAGCAGCTAAACGTAAACTTACTGAACGGATTAATAAGGCTAAAGCAGATCGAGAACAACTTAGATTATTACGTAAGAATAAAAATGGCTGTGAACACGAATGGAAGGTGTATAAACAGATTATCAAGATTGATCATTTTGCTACCGTCATGAAGGGTCAAATACGTAAATATAGCGGTCCAACTTCACCGTATTTTATAGTTAAAGGATGTCATAAATGTCATGAAAAACATTACATTGACTTAAAAAATCTGTAGAATGAATATTTGGGGCGTATAAGGTGATATGTCAACATAATGTCATTTAAGGAGAGAAGAATGACACCATCCATATTAACCACCACCTCAAAAACAGCTGTAATTGACAATCTACATCACACAGAGTCTGCGTTTCAGACAGACTACTATACCGAAAATATACGCGAGCTGGCGTTTCAGTTTATTCATTATTCAGCAGTCGTCGAAGATATGTCGCCATCGACAATTGCAACCAGGGTGGTTCGCCTCAAACACTTCGTCAATTTCTGCAATGAATTACATAAAACTAACATAACCGAGCTGTCTGTCAGATGGCTCGATTTTTATTTCTATGAATACCGAAAAACTCATGCTGGATCAACGACTAACACTGTCAAGCGAGTCATTAAAGCGTTTTTCAAATGGTGCTACGAGCGCATGAATGTGAGTTGTATTAACCCTAACCTCATCAAATCGCACAAAAACGCCAAACCGCGCCCAAGATACATACAGCATCAAGTTATCCAGTCAGTCCTCCGAAAAACGGCTGAAAATAGCAGGGATCAATATATAAACATGCTTGTCGACTTCGCTTACGACACTGGGTTGCGCATTTCAGAAATAGCTAGGGTAAGCTACAAGGATATTGATGGGCTAAACTTGTATGTTAAAGGTAAAGGGTCCAAAGATCGTACAGTGTTTCTCACTGAGCGATTAAGAGGGAAGATAGATGAATTTGCTACAGATTATAACCGCTTTTCTGGTCCTCTATTCAAAGTAAATGATAAAACTGCCAGAGTGCAGCTACAGCGGGCTTTTAAGAAACATGCTGGAATCCATATGACGCCTCATCAATTACGTCACAGCTTTGCTGTTCGGTTGCTAATTGCTGGCTGCGACCTGATGACTATACAGAAATTATTGGGGCACAGTGATATCTCGACGGTCCAAATATATCTTCAAATTAAAGATGAGTTGGCTGAAAGTCAGTTCTATAAAGCTATGGATAAAGCTCAAGGCTATTGACATGTTTAACCGACTTTGCTATACTAAGGGCAGTTGAGAAGAGCAATTGCCCTTCCAGGTATTTTTACACCAATAACTCTTATGGCTCTCTACCAGCTAAAAGGTATAGCAGCCAGAAATTGTACCACCAAAACGGAACTGTTGTGGTGGACAGTCGTAGTTATGGGGAGGCGCACCTCACCAAGTTCCTACGATTGAAATAATTTTCTGGTAAACGTCCTTATAGCTGTCAGGACGTTTTTTTGTTGTATAGAAAGACTTCTGGGTTTTTACGGCTATAGAGCCATTGTGTATTTAGATGCGCTTTCCATACGCCGTCGCAGTTCACTATTTATATCTTCAAGTACGGAAGTTGCCTCATCTACGCTTAGTTTTCTTGCTCGTAATTGCTAAGACTACGTCTGAATGTAGTCTTAGCAATTCTTCCATTAATAAGGTCTCCAGTAAGGCTCCTTCTCCTTCTGCGTCACAGACTTCTCTTCTATTGATCTCCATTATTTATATTTTATAATAATTATTCTATTAATGCAAGCGGCAAGCTGATGACGGAGCTGTTTCGCTTAATGGTGTCATGAAGTTAACTCTACCACTATATCTAGCGGTATCGTATAATGGTTTATAGACAAAGTAAAAAGAGGAGGAGTGTAGGGAAATGCCATGTATTGATTATGGTCCGAACGGGGCAAATACAGATGCGCAGCTGGCAGTATTGAATAATAATTCGAGCAACGAGCTAGGGGTCAATACGACGGAATCTAGCCAAAACAGCGATCCAGATGTTCTTGATGATTACTATTCAGACTTGGAAGCTCTCACCGAGGCTGCCTACAATAAGAAAACTAAAGAGGAAATGGCAGAGTTGGCGGCTCGATGTGCTGGCATTTATCCCATAGAAGAGTGCGATACGGAAACGGGGATAGTGTTCTAGTTGAATGTTTTTGTTG